GAGAATAACCGTATAACAAAATAGGATAAATTATGTACATACAATTAACAAACATCGACGCAGACACAGGTATTCTTTGCACAGAAGCTCCAATGCGCACAGGGCCAGCAACCCCAAACGTGAAAGGTTTTCACTTCATCTTTTCTAAAGAATCAGATTACCCAATTGATACAAATGCTGATGGCTCTTACGCTGAAATGCCCCTGTACTATGGAACGTGTGACGATGACGCAGATGCTACGCTAACGGGCGTTGTTAAGGTGCTTTCAGAAGTCGAGTTTAATGCAGCTAAACAAGCAGAGCATCAAGCTAGAAAAACTTATTCATCATGGGTAGGTGATATTGATACTATGTCATGGCAACCGCCTTTACCTTATCCACAAGACGATAAGCACTACTATTGGGACGAGCTAACAATTAACTGGGTTGAAATAGCTTAATGGAACATTTTATATCTCTATTATTCCTTGCAAGGGACGTTGCGCACCGTGAGCATTTGCGGACGCGTAGCTTTGCCGCGCACATGGCGCTTAACGACTTCTACCATGAGATTATCGAGCAAGCGGACGGCATTACAGAGGCGTATCAGGGCAGCTATCAGCTCCTTAAAGACCTTGAGATTATCGGCAGTAAAAATGTCGATAATATTGAAGACTTCTTAAAGAAACAAGTGACGTGGATTGATGAAAACCGCTATAAAGTCTGCGGTAAAGATGACACGCCAATTCAAAACTTGATTGATGGGATTATGGAAACCTATTTTACCGTTCTTTATAAACTTAGATTCTTGAAGTGAGGTCGAGATGCCCGACGAAGCCTGCCGGTTAGCTAAAGTGGAGCAGCGCATTGATGCGCTAGAAGAAGTGTTTGAAGACAGGGGGAGAAAGCTAGACGCTATCATAGCTGCGCTTGACGAGATGAAAGCGGAGCAATCGCGTTATAAAGGCTTTATCGGTGGCATTGTTTTTACCGTGGGAGCGCTGTTTTCGTTCCTTACATGGTGGTCGGGTAAATAATGGAATTTTTACAGTTTGCCACGGACGTGGGGTTCCCCATCGCGGCGGCTTGTGGTGGTATGTATTTTGTCTACCTGACGCAGAAATTTCTGCTTGATAGCGTTCTTGAAAAGATTAAAAGTCTAATTGGAATTATCAAGCAGCTAGACCGGCGCGTTACGGCTATGTCGTGCGACATCACTCGAATAGATGAGCTAGCGTCAACAGCGCTTGATATTCCACAAGAAAAAGACAAACCTAAACCGCCTCTTGTAGAGAGAAAAGACTAATGGACGCTGATGCAATCGCTAAATACATTAACCAGTTTGGATTCCCTATCATTGCAGCCGGTGGTATGGGCTATATTGTTTATTTTGTCTGGCTTTGGGCAACAACAGTAGTAAAGCCTATTTTGCAAGAAGCAACAGATGCGCTAATTGAGTTAATTGACCAAATTCGTGTGCTAGACAATGACATGATACGACTGACGCAAAAACTAACAACGATACTATTACTGCGGAGTAAAAAATGAAGACAGGCGAGCGTGGGCTAGCGTTAATTAAAGAATTTGAAGGGTGTAAGCTAGCGGCATACCAATGCCCGGCAGGAATTTGGACTATCGGCATAGGCAGTACGCATTATGGCGACGGTACGCCAGTTACTAAAAGCAGAACGTTGCCGACAGAAAAAGCCGCTATTGCACTGCTTGCGGCAACGATTGGGCAGTATGAAAAAGCAGTCAACGCAGTTGATGCTGAGCTAACGCAGAATGAATTTGATGCGCTGGTCTGTCTTTGCTATAACATCGGGGCGGGTAATTTTGCTTCCTCAACACTTGTAAAGATGTTAAACGCGGGCGAAGATAAAGAAGAAGTAGCAAAGCAGTTTGTGCGTTGGAATAAAGCCGGCGGTAAAGTAATGGCTGGCCTTACCCGACGCAGAGATGCGGAAGCAGAATTGTTTTTAAGCGAGTAATTCGTCACGCTCACGATTAGCGCGAAGTATGCAGTAGCGCTGATGCAGTCGCACCAAGATAGAGCGTCTACGTTTACCGTGGCGCTCTGAATCAATCATTTTTTCTAGCTCGTCTTCTGTGTAATTATTCAAATTAAAGAAGATGTCGCGCCATGTCAGGGTGTTCATCATTTTAGTTCCTCCAGCGCAATATCTGAGATTGCGCGTTTGTCATGCAGACTTGCAAATATGCGCTCGTCTACGGTTTTGTCTGTTAGCAGTACATAGCAATATACTGCGCTCTTTTGCCCGCTACGGTGCAAACGCCCAATGGTCTGCTCATATCTATCAAGTGACCACGGAAGCGACAAGAAGACCATCTTACTGCCACCAAATTGAAGATTTAGCCCATGCCCTGCGGACTTAGGGTGTACTAGTAGCAATTCCACTCGCCCAGCGTTCCACGCCGATATAACACCTTGCTGGTCGATTGTTTGCGCTTTAGGATACCGGCGTTTAAGTTCTTCAAGCTCTGCCTGAAAGTTGTACACGATAATGGTATTCGCGTGTTGGTTTTCTTCAAGAATCTCATCAAGACGGTCAAACTTGTGGCGCGAAAACCATGCCGTTTCTTCTTCAGAATATAGAAATCCACTAGCCATTTGCTGTAGCTTAGACACAACTACTGCCGCGTTCATTGCTCTAACTTCTATGTCTTCAAACTGAACAATAAAATCGTTTTTCATCTTTTTGTACATTTTCATGTCCATAGCGCAGTCTACGCGCACGACGTTTAACGGCGGCAAAGTGTTCATATATTCTTGCGTATCTATAAGATAGGTGGCCGGTTTAATAACTTCCATTATTTCAGCTAAAGACGTTGCTTTAGCTATCCATTCCACATACCCTCTATTAAGCATAATGAAATACTTTTGGTAAAACGCCGTTTTAGACTTTCCAAGTAAAGTTTCGTCGATTATTTTGCACTGCCCAAAAACATCTATAAGACCGTTGCTAGTAAACGAGCCGGTAAGTCCCCATCTGACTTTAAAATTTTTAATTAAAGCAAACAGCGCTTTAAAGCGTTTGCCTGACGGGTTTTTTAAAACAGTAAGCTCGTCAAACACTATTCCGTCAAAGCCAACTAAGGGCGGCGTAGATTGCAGTGTTTCATAATTAGTCACTACTACTTGCGACGGTTTGTTAAACGCGTTCAGCCGCTGCGCGTAAGAGCCAACGGCGATAGATACTGTCAGACTTGGTGCCCACTTCGCCGGTTCTATTGTCCACACGTCCGTGCAAACACGCTTTGGCGCTATCACTAAGAACCGCCGTACTCTGCCCGTGTCGAGCGCCTCCTTCATCGCTGTCAATGTTATTGCTGTTTTCCCTGCCCCCACTGGGGCAAGAATCATTCCTTTGTCTATCTGGCTCAAAAAGGCAACAGCCTCTATCTGATTGGGTCTTAGCATTGATAAATTTCCATCTTAAATACGCCGTTTTGGGGTGGTCTGCCATCATCGGAATGGAGCAGCAGGGGGTGTAGCATATCCACACCCCATTCATCGTTTTGAGCTTTGGCTTCATCTATCCCGCCAAGGCAACACGATGTCGCTGACTTTTACGGGAATAAACGGCACTGAATCTAGCCATTTGAGCAGATTCATGTAGTTTTCCATATCCTCGTCGCGCAACGCTTTGATGGTTGGGTCTTGGTCTACTGGGTAGCCTTTAAATGCGTACATTAGAAATTCTCCAATTTGATTAGTTTGTTTAAATACCAGTTAGCTTTGCGCAGGTCTTCAAGCCCGTTCTTCTCTCTAAACCGCCACATATACTTAAAGATATTCCCGCGCAAATACCCTCTGAATTCATCTTGCGAAAGCATAGCTTGCATTGCGTCAATGCACTGCATCTTGTCACCTTGATAGTGCGCTGGCGCGTTTACGGCGTCGCTTGCGTGTACTGAGTCGCCTTTTAGCATAACGTCATCTCCCATTGTTTAGGCGTAATAAAATGCTGGGCTAAAAACGCCCGTATCATTTTATTTTTTCGCTTTGATTCACTAAAGTTAAAGCGTTTCTTTTGAAAAAACTCATCGTCTTTAGACGCGCGTTGGCGCGGTTTGCCTATCATGTCCCCGCATAGCTTTGCAAAATCGGCTTTTTTAAAATAGTTAACGGTGTAATTGCGTATCTGACGTGGGCTTCTGTCAGCATATTTCATTCTTGCGTGTACCGTTTGCGGAGATAATCCGTGTTCAGTTGCAAAATCAAGAATGGTTTGCTCATCATCAGCAGGGTACACAACAATCAAATTTTCTAACTTTAAGTTAGCAACATCACCATCTTTATACTGAATGGAGTCTTCAGGGCCGGGGTAATAATCCGTTGCTAGAAACATTGCTGCTCGCCACGCGTTATGGTATTTAGCGTACCCGTCTTTAGCCACTTTTATAGTCGCGTTGCGATTACTCCAGCACAGCTTAGCTGGGGCAATACATCTAATCATTCTAAAGAATTGCCCTGTCTTGGGGTTATAAGTCAAACTGTCTTTTAAAAGTTGTAAATCTTTATGCGTTATTGCCATTTCCACTCACCACGTCAAAAAACCGTAATCGGTCAGCCATTGTTAAATTGTTAAGCGCTTTGTATAGCTTACGCGTTTCGCCGTTGTGCTGACGTATCAGGCGCCGGCATCTAGCTCGGAAGCGTTGCTCGTTTAGCTCGTTAATAAGTCCAAGCGTAAATACTTCGCTTGTAAATCTGTCTTTTAAAAAGGGCGACAGCCCTATAAATATCTGACTAATGTTCATCTTTGATGCTTTACATAATTAAATATGGGTCTTCTTTCTTTGCAATTGTCGCACTCTCTAAAGCCTCGTGATTGATATACGCGCCAATGGTCATGTTTACATTCTGTTGCCGTTGGCGCGGGTGTTACTGGCTGTACTGGGGTAACTAATGGCATAGCCATAACCCCGTTAAAAATAGTGCACCAATGTAAAACATGAGCGCTGCAACATCATCTATTTCCATCAAGGGCCTCCTGTTCTTCCATTGCCCGAATCATCAGGCGCAACTGTTCAATTTCTTTGTGTAGCGTCCATTTGATTTTCTTTAATTCCTTTTTGTTCTTTTTAGCATTAGCTAGGCGAATAAACAATTCTTCTTTAGTCATTTTTAGTCCTCTGTTAACGCTTCTACCGACCAAAACGGTGCGCTGTTATGCTGTTCAATTCTGTCTGCAATTACCGCTGCTCTCTGAGCTGCTGTTGCTGGTTTATAAATTCCAAATCTATCAAGCGAGCCGCAATTAACAGCCGCGTTAGTTGAGTCAGCAGAAGATAATGGCAGTTTAGTAAACACTTTTGGGTTAAGCATACGCAGGCCATGTAATTTGCACTTTGGTCTGCCTTTGTTATCTGTAACCACATTCATTACTTCAGACATCCTTCCCCACCATTTTTTAGTGTTTGGCGTTGCATAATCTCCACTACTACCTAACGCCACAATTTCAAAAGAATCAATCAGCCATTCGAGATACTCAAAAGATTCATGTAAATGCCAGACGGGAACACCTTTTGATTTTGTTCCTGTTCTAACCCATTTTAATACCCAGTCTCTATTATCTTTTTCTGTACCGTCAATGATGTCGGGAATTAACGCCCAGTCAAAAGACGGGTGTTTGCACAATGCTTGCGTCCATGCTAGATACGCATCAAAATCAAAAGGTGTTCCCGTCTGGCATTTACATGAATCTTTTGAGTATCT